AGTCGGGGTGTCTACTAAGCTGTCGTTGCCTGGAGCTATGTTTACGGCGTAAGGATTGTTTGTAATTGTTCCGGAAGTTGTAAGCAGGCCGCCAGAAGGAGGTTTGCCTAGGTTTGCAGCGGTAAATCGAACAGGGCCAAGTTGCCCAGCAAAACTATGTGCCGTATCTGTTTCGCCCCACCCAATACGCAACGCCGTATTTGCCGCAAAGTTGGACAAAGATCCAGATGTTGTCTGGACCGCACCATTCAAATACGAAGCAAGTATGGCTGTGTTGTTCGCAATAAGCCGAAAATGATACCAAGTGTTTGCCGAAACAGCTCCTGCAGATGCAAGCACTGCGTTACCAAAGTCATAGCAGGTAATAGAGCCGTTAGTGGCTATTGCCAATCCTTGCCCAACATTTGTTCCATCGTTTGTGAAGAAACGACTTTGCTGCGCCAAAGTGCATTTGAAGTAAATATCAAGCGTGTAAAGACCTGTGCGGTTTAAAGATGATCCGATTGTCAATCCGGAAGTTGATCCGCCAGGAAAATTAGCTGCATTAGAAATATTCAAGCTATTGGTTCCAGCGGAAGAAGCCGTGATGGAGCCGTTGTTGGTAATAGATACTGCAGAATTTGACCCATCAGTAAAAGGCGTGGAGCTTAAAGGCGCATTAAACAAGGCCGGAGAAGTTTCCGTAACGCTGAGGCCAGAAGTATTAAAGTAATTTGCATTACCTGAGTAATCTTTGCCGACCCCAACATTACTGCCACTGGTTAGAGCGGAGTTATCGCTGAACTTCAGCCAGAAACCATTGGTGCCAAATGTGCCGGTGTATGCCTTGGGTATAAGTTGCCCAGTAGTGGCACTGACTTCTGTGAAACTGCTGGGGGTTAATGCTTGGCCGTCGATGAAGTGGATATCGGCGAGGTAGCCATCTAGGTACTTATTGGAGCCAAGAGATGCTCGCCCAATCTCATGCGCTGCTGCCTGATTAACTCCATAGTCTTGGTTGCTGATACTACTTCTTCCGTCCGTGTCAAATACTGTAACTTCAGTGCTATTCACATATAGCTTGACCTTGTTGGCATTTGTCCCTTGTGTTGCATCAAATGCAAGAACAATGTGCATCCATGCACCAGGATCTCTGTAGACGGCGGTTGTAATTAAAAAGTTTGTTGCCGCGCTTGATAGTCGCAGTTTGTCTGACGAATTAAAATCAAGCGCAAGAAATCCCGTGTCACTATTGGTCGTGCCACCAGTAAAAAGCATTTGATCAGTTGCCGTATTTTTGACAGTTCTCTTAACCCACGCTGCCCAAGTCCAAGTGGTTCTGCTCCCTGCTACTGCCGGGGTTCTAGAACAGAAACCACTGTCACTACTATTGAATCTCAGCGATCTGCTTACCTGGTAGCCACCAGCGGCGGCGGCACTTTTTAGTAGCAGCGGATTAGCACTTCCAGGGATCATCAGGAAACAGTGTTGGTAAGTAGTTGAGCAGTAATGCGTGAAGCAGATTCAACGTAATACGCTATTACATTAACACTACTTAATGTCGTGCTAACAGTAGGCGCACCACCTTGGAATTTCCAATTGCCGCCATATGGAACAGTGGCCGCAGTTGTACCGTTTTGCGTGATTGTTATAACACCAGATTGCCCTGCGGTTTGATTGCTAGGGTTGCCTAATGTAACAGAACCGCCTGCTGGTAAAGTTAAACTGAAATTGTTTGCTGTAGCAAAATCTAATGTTGTAGTTCCTGCTGATACTGTACCTAACGCACTTACGGTGCCACGTTGCGCGGCGGTATAACTTTGAGCTGCGTTGGTTGCTGCAATGTTAGTGATTGCGCCAGTGCTGCCGTTGACGCTTAGAACACCGGTATTTGCAACTGCGGTGCCGGTAACACTGATACCTGAGCCAGCCGTTACAACAGTGATAGCTGCACTACCATCAAAACTAACGCCTTGAATATTGCGAGCTGTGGCCAGTGTGGTGGCTGTACTGGCATTACCTGTTAATGCAGCGGTAATCGTTCCAGCAGTGAAGTTACCCGAGGCATCACGGGCAACGATGGCGCTAGCTGTGTTTGCACTTGCAGCAGTCGTGGCGCTATTGCTGACCTTACCCGCCGTAGCAATGGTGGCAAGTTTGGTGTCAACAATTGCCGCGCTGGCGTTTATATCTGCATTGACGATGCTTGCGTTACCGCTAACAATTACAGTGCCGGTTTCGTTTGGCAGCGTAATTGTCCGGTCTGCTGTTGGATCTACTACCGCGATAGTAGTTTCAAATGTGTTCGCAGTGGAACCTTCAAAACTTATGCTACCTGTTGTGCCAATTTCAAGATTGCCGGTCATTGTGCCGCCAGCAAGTGCTAGCTTTTCATTATTTACTTCTTCAATTGCAGCTTGTACGTTATTGGCGGCAATTGTGCCTTCTGGTGTAAATGCAACTTGTGATGCACTAACGCTAGTAAAAGTTTGCGATACGTCAACTTCTGTCCATTCAATACCAGTAGATAGCACAATGTCAGGTGGTGCTAAGGCAACTTGTGGCGCGTTGCCGCTAGTGATGGTGCCGCCTTCGCTTACAACTAAGTAATAACGATTATTGGCAGTAGCAGCCGCAGGTAATGGTGAGCCTTCCACCAACCCGATGGCAGTGCCTTCTGCTGTAACTGAAGCTACGTGACCGGTGCCGCCTCCTGCTGATGCGTCAAATGTACCAGCAAATACAATCTCACCAACTGAAATACCAATCGGCTGGAATACGTTGCCATCCCAGAGGAACAAGTCGCGGCTGAGAGGGTTAAAAAAGAACTGCCCAATTTGATCAGCAGTTGGCTGTGTATCGCCGATTTTAGTAATAGCGTAATTAGCTAACTTTGCGCCTGTAACGGTATTAGCTGCAATACGTGCAATGTCTAAACTGCCGCTTGTGATTTTCGATGCCGCAAGGTCTGGTATGTCGGCTGCGGTCAATGCCGCGCCTGCTGTAACAACACCTTTGCTATTAACTGTTACTTTTGGATATGCAGTGCCACCTGCAACGTTAGCTTGAGTTGCTAACAATAATTGGTTACTACCGTTTAGGCCAAACTCACTGCCAATTTTGACGCCACCTAAGTCACTGGTAGTAGCGACACCAGTAGAAAGAATGCCGTTGCCATCGACAGCTAGACCAGTACCAGCAATTACAGCACCTTTAGCCGCAGTTGTAGCAATTGGTAGATCAGCCGCAACTAATGCAACAGTGCTGGTGATATGGCCTTGTGCGTCATATGTAATACCGCTGCGTGTGCTAGCACCACCTGCAACTGCGTTGCTATGGCTAACAGCGCCACCGCCTGTCAAAGCTAAGCCGCCTGCTGCTGGTATTGATACACCACCAACAACAGATGATGTGGCAATCGGTAAATCAGCACCGGCCAATGTGGTGCCGGTAGTTACATGGCCTCGGGTATCAACTGTAACCTTGGTATAAGTGCCAGCAGTAGCACCGCTTGTGGCATGTTCGAGGCTGCCAGTACTGGCATTGCGAACAATTGGGCTGGTAGGTGCTACTAATTGTAAATTACTACTGCTAACTGTTATTCCACCAGTAGCCGGAATGGTGCTGGTATTAAGTTTTGATGCTGCAACCGTACCAGCGGTTATTTGAGTGCCATCAACAGCACCCGCGCCGCCACCAAAATTTATTTTGGCTGCTGGTATCGACGCATCATCAACTAACGCAGCACCCTGCTGTACTAAGTTCTTAACTGTAATTTTTTTGGTGTCACTGCCTGCGATTGAATATATAGGCAACACATCTGCTGCCGCTGGCGCTGTTTCAGCGTTTAACTGGTCTATACGCTGGTTGGCCATTACAGTTCCTCTCCGAGTTCTAGAACGTCACCATCAGCGGTGCTTAGCACCAGTCTATCATTGGCAGCATTAAGCAGTAGGTCTCCCCATGTAGTGGTTTGGACCCTAAGCTTGATTTCCCCTGTTGTCACAAACGTAAACCGGCTTTCAATTATGTAGCCAGCCGTGCATTGGATAGCTGCATTAGTCATCACACCTTGAATTTCGTACCATACTGAATCATTGCTAGCATTAATGCCTTGCGCTTGGCCTTCAGTTAGGATGTAAAGATTAGCCTTAAAATCACTGCCAAATTGTTGACGTAGCAATAAATTATGCAGATAAACTGCAATTTCAGTTTGGCCAGCAGTTGCATAATCGAATTGGCAGTCGATACTGCCGGAACCAGTGATTAAAGTGCTGTATTGATTCCTGAATTCATCGCCTAAACTGGAAGTATCAACAGCTTCACGGTCAGTTGATAATTCAAACCGTATGATATGCGCTAACATTCTAGGCACTGCATTAAGGATTCTACAGCTAACAACAATATCAGCACCCGGCACTGCCAGTGCAACTCTATTATTTGAAGTGCCAGCAATAGCATCAGAATATGTAGGATATAATCTCAAACCGCCAAGTTGATCTACGTTGACAAACCAATTGCCTTTTTTGTAAGCATATCCCGAAACAAATGATAATGTAGACGCACTGCTAAATTCTACAAAATCACCTGTTACAAATGCACCAAAACTAAAATCAAAACTAAACATATTTGACACTGCATTTACATCAGCAACCCTAATTGTGCCTGTAATTGTGTCGCCGCTATCTCTCGTCAGCTCTATGTTGCCTGCGTTGCCTAGGTATATCGTCATAATGCAACGCCAGTTGGTGCGCCAGTAAATTGGAACTGAATGCTAGCTTGCATCACTTCACCAACAGCACAACTTAATTCTGCGCTTGTAATTATGCAATTGCCTTGTATGTATTTAATCCCCCAACCAAGCTTGATAACTAATATATCGGACTCGCTAACTACAGTAGCTTTAACTACACGTTCTAGCAGTGAAACCGGCGCTGAATCATAATAAAACACAGTGGCACTGCCGCTTATAGTTCTAAGCCCTGGTACATAGCTGCGGTCACTTTCAGTTAATACTGTAGTCTCAAGCGCGTCCACTGTGCTGGATATGCTCCAGTTGCTGACCTTAGCTACTTGGCTGCCATTGTAAGTAAGGGTGCCATCCTTGCCACTGTAATACGTCATGAGTCGAGCACCCCGATTAGCTTCACTGTAACCGACATTCGGCCAGATTTCACGCTATTAAACTGCGGCGGCTCCGCATAACGGTATCTCATGCCAAATGGTGTGGAACTAAAACGGTTTGATGTGCTTTCGCTTCCGTCATTAACGCTAAATGTTTCGTTACCGCTTTTTGGTTTTTGTGGTAAACCAAAATAATACAATGTTCCATTACATGCTAAATAATGATCATGGATAGCGGCAGCATCTGTTTCAGTGATATTACTATATTCTAAATCCATAGTTTTATTGGATGCTTTATTGCCATACTGTACGCGGGACTCAATGCCGCTTTGTGAACGAAACACCTTGTTTGCAAAATCGCCAGGCGACATTGACCGTGCTGTTGGCACTAGCTGTGGAAAGTCGGGGCCAGCGGTACTCATTGCTCGTTTTGCACTTCAAATAATGCGGCGTTCATGTTTAGGTATGTGATCCTGCCATCAGTTTCAAGAGGTACATGGCTGCCGGTTATTTCCACCATCCCCTCCTCATCATAACTAATCAGTTCTGCTTTATACAGACGGTTGCTAGTCGTTGTGTTGTATTGCGTAAACACACCATTGGCAAACTCTGGCGTGGTTTTACCGTCGGCACCGATCACCATTGACCGTTGCTCTACTTGCGTCATGCTAGAACGCCAGAAATAAACGGTATAGGTGCCAGCCGCCATTGGGCTGCTAGCTACCACGGTGCCATTCTCCAAAACGTAACCATTCTGAAATTGCTCGATGTGCCGTGCTTGGCTTGATACCCGGAAATATTGCCCTGGCTGTAAAGCTAAACCACTGGGTAAAGTCTTAAATGTAATTGTATGCGTCACATGGTAACGCACATTAATTAAAAGTTTTGCAAATTGTATGGCATGATCAGCACTGGTGCAAAAACCAGTGAAATCAATAGCCTCAACTTGCGGATTAGGATTAGCTGCATCAATACGTTTAACCAATATATTACGTGTTTCAGCAAAACCATTCTCCACCTCATCACGCAACGTAACTAATATTTGTGGTGCTTTGCGTTGCTCGGCTGGATACCAGCTTACCTGCAATGAATCCTCAATGATATTACCATCAGTAAATAATGCTGATATTAATGGTAGCCGATTGTAGGCACCGCCCAAGGTGTAACCGGCTGCATCAGATCCTTTATTTACAGGGAATGTTGGTTGTAGTGATAACTTGCCACCCAATACTAAAAAGTCTAAAAAGAAATACTGTGCATTTTCAGTGCCCCAGTCGCGGATGTTAACTGGTGCTGATAACACACCATCCCAGTAGAAGTTATTGGCAAGGCATACTTTACAAGCTTCTGCAAAACCGTCCCAATCCACCATCGTGGTTGGCATTAGGTTTGAGTTGCTGATTAAGTGGTATAGAATTTCTGGATACAGATTAGATGCGCCGTAGACGGCGTTAGCAACATTAGACGAGTTTACGGTAAGATTACCCTCATCTATTATCTTGCGTACCTTACAACCTTTTTTAGCGTAAAAAGTAAAGTTATTAAAGCTGCTCCATTCCTTGCCGCTACGTAATTGCAACCCTAGTAACGACATGTTTTCATATAGTGGCGTGTACTCAACGGTGTCAGTTGTGGTTGCCTGCTTATTAAGTTTTAGATTTTGACGTTGTTCATTAATATAAACAATCTGATGTTCTGGGCCGCTTTCGTGGCTACCTTGTTGCCCAGCGTGAAGATATGTGTCAGCTACAGCGTCCCAATATTCGAAAATACTTGCGCCTTCGCTAGCAGATCCTACTTTAGTAATTTTTAATTTTGGAAAATTATATACAAAATCGTTGATAGTAATTTCTTGATTAATTTTATAGTTAGAGCCGCCGTTTTCTATGTTTATAATCGCTTCATAAGTTGACTCTTCCACGTATGTAACATTTATATTTGCTTGTACCACACCATTGTTTGGCGTCGGGAAACCCTGGCCCATAGATACGCTATAAACACCATTTGCATCATCAGCTAAATACGGCCATCCATCCTCGCTTACATCAAACCCATCAAAACCAACTATAGTAACTGTTGACGGGAACCTGTTTAAATTTGTCCACAGCAAATCATACGGCCAACCTTCGCTATTATTATGTTCATCTGGTGGAAGCAATGGAGGGGCAATGCCATAACCAGTGCCTTGATAGCCGTTGCCACTACCAAGAAATGCAGCATAACCTGCAAATGTCCTTGCACGTAAAGTAAATTGTACATCTACATAATGCCTGCCTTTAGTAAATCTTACTACTTTAGTGTATTCTTGCCCGTCGTACATAGGTATTGGTGCGCCCATGATGCCCATGTGCAGCCATCTTACTTGTAGCCCGCTAACCACTGTGGCCGTAGGTGTTGCCGGAATAAGTTTATTTGCCAAAACACTTACAGTGAGTCCAGCACCAGACCCTCCTGTAGTTGAAAAAGTTTGAGGCTCGCTAATTATGCCATTTATTTGGCATGTAAATGGTGTAAAATTTATTACTTGTCCGGTCGAAGGTGAATCTCTAATCATAACTCTATTTGTTCCTGTTATGTAATCTAAGCGCTCTAAATACCCTTTAAACCCAACTGTAAATGATCCTACTGGTGTTGATACAACATAATCTTCGGCTTTGCCTGTGCGGCAATCTAATATGCAAACAGTATTATTGTCAGGGTAGTTATACGCTAAATATGCGCCGCCTGAAATTGGTCTAAATCTAATTTCATATTGCTTATCATTATCGGGAAAGGCTACACGAATAAAACTAAATTGATCTACTGGTGTGCGGCCTTTAACGCAAAATACGCCGCCACTGCCGCGAACCAAACGATACCATTCTGTCGCACCTTTTTCTCTAATTTCTAATCTAAAAAACGAATAGCGCAGACCGTAATCTGTAAAAGTTCCAACATTATACGGGCCTTCTCGTTCTATGCTTTGAAGTACATGTTCTGGCGGTAACCCAGCAAAATTGGCAATACCATTAAAATTTTTAAATACTTTAGATTTAATGCCAATTTCTACTTGGTTTAATTTTCTGCTTGTAGTAAAATGTGCAATTGCTAATTTGCATACCCCTGGGCCGTAATTAGGGTTAATACTTCTAGGCTTACTTTGATCTATAAAAGTTTGGCCTTCAAAATCAGGCGAATGAATAATAAGACCTTCATGCACCAAGCGAGTTCTACCTGTTTGTAATGATTTAAATTTGTATCTTTTATGCCTTGTTGGATTCCATAATTCTTCACTATCAGCTCCTTCACACACAGCCTCAACGCCACCTACAAGATATGTTTCACCTTGCACTAAAACATCATCAACTACTTCTCGAATACTATCTTCTTTTGCCCTAACATCTTCTGCACCTATTTCGCCAAATTCGGTTTCACTTGTGTTGGCGCCGTAAATATCAAACTCAATCATGTCCCCAATGCCAACTTCAATATCTATTTTTTCACGATCTGCCGGTTGATTTTTCCCTACAACGCGAACTAAGCCTATTCTTGACGCAAAGTGCATGGCATTTTTTTTGGCTTCTTTTGCACTGCTTGGTGTTTCAAATTTACCACCTGTTATACGCTTAAATGGTAATCTCCAATCTTGTGCGTTTCTTAGTGGTTCTGATATGCCAAATACAGTCATAGTGGATGGTATTCTGACACCACTAAATATTGTTTTTAAGTTACCAGCATTTCGCAATTCAGCCATAAATACATCACTTTTATTACGTGGTTGCAATAAATCTGCTGGATTTATGCCTGGGGGGACTAATCTTTCATCAATTCCTATACGTTTGCTTAAATCGCCATTCCTAAAATATAAAGCTAATTTACTGGTTTGATAACCACGCAATAAACTATCGCCAATACCCATGCCATCAAAATCCGGCACTGCTTCTAATGCACCGCCATTAGCAAGAAATATAACTAACAGTTCTTGTCCGTTACCTTGGCTTAATAACTGCGACCATAATAGTCTTGTTTCTACCCGTACACCGCCATAACCACCACGCCTATTAGCAAATACCAATTGCATCGACTCGCCAAGCCGTGCTAGCGGTTGTACTGATGTAAAACCATCTACATTAGTAAATCTATTTTCAATATTTACGCTAGCGCCTGTAACACTAACAGGTGTTGCTTGTTGTTGTACTTGCTGCTGCGCTGGGTCAGATTGTTTTGGTAGCTTTGGTTTTGGTGCTAATGCAGATGCAGCAAAGCTAAGGCCAGCGCCTACTACCGAAAGGACAATAGGTGTGATAACGGGATCACACACAACATGCGGCACATGGTCATACGCTGGATCGCGTTCGGGCCGGTAGTTTGCTATCTCATTTGCATACCAGTTATATTCCTCAATTGTCAACCCTAAAGTATCAATTAATTGCTTTTCCCATGGCAGTATCGCGCCTCGTATTTGACGGCTGGGGACCATACTACCCGGTTGGTTTGTGCGTTGCAATGGAGCCATCCGGTGTCAAAATAAACGGCTAGCCCATAGCTATTAACAGCTTGGACTAACGCAATAATACCAGTTTCACCTGGTGTTCCCCATAATTCTAATTGCTCCTTGAAGATGATGGTGTCTCCTGCATGTAAACGCCGATACCAACTGCGGGCTGGCACTGGCGCTTCAATGCCATACCATCCCAACACCCATCTACATAAATTAATGCAGTCGGTAGCGCCATGCCGTGCGGGCTCGGCACCAAGCCGATATGGCAGGCCAATTAAATCAGCCGGATCTAATAGCGCCCGTTGATGGCAAGGCACCAACGGCTTCACGGCTGATACGGAGATTAGGTGCCTGCGCTCCAATTGCATCAATCGCACTGCTTAACTCCATCTGCACTGCTTGCGTATCGTATTGTAATCCAGTTGCCATCCATGTTTCATCACCAAGCAAACTACCAGGGTCATAGGTATCAGTAAGTTGATAGGTTTTTACATTAACTGTCCAGTTACTATTTACTGCTTGCTGCACCCAATTTAAAGTTATGTGGTTGGCTGGTAATGTAAGTTGGCTGCTGATGTTATCGCCGCTTTTTGTCTTTTGTGCACCTTGATAGTTGAATGGTAATAGTTCATATTTTTCGCCAGCAAATGTCACCTGCCCTTGAGCAAAGAAATTTTGCCACCGGGTTATATTGTTTGTGTTACTGGTGAAGGTAACAAAATTACCAATAATAAAAAGGCTCATCGTAAACCTACCTGTCTGCGATAGTTAGGTGATTGTTGTAGTCTACTGGTAACCTGAGCAGCACCTGCTTTTGCACCTGCTGTAGTAGCGCGGCGTTCAGTAGCAGCCATTGCCGCTACCAGTTGGTCCTTATCAACCCAATCACGATCCATAAACCGTGTGGTCTCAAAGCTCATTGATAATACAGGAGTTGCTGCTGCACCATTGCCCATTGTATCACTGCTACTGCCAGCGCTACTACCGCTGCCTTGGCGTTGATAACGTGCCATTGCTGCTGCCGTAGCGTCCGCTGGAACAATAGTACCCATGCTATGAGGTACAAATAGCTCTGGGCCTCGCTCGCCTACTAGTGAGGGCTTATTTATTGGAGGAATACCACCATCAGCAAAACCAAATATCTTACCAAAACCACCTATAGCACCACCGGCTCCCATAAGAATAGAACCAATACCACCCAGAACGTTGGAAGTACCTCCTTTGCCGATTTGACTAATGCCAGCGAAGATGCCAGTGATGCCTGCGGCCGCTGCACCAATACCCCCTACAACGTTAGTCAAACCTTCACTAAATGAAGTTCCTTGAGTTGCAATTTGTTCATTAGAAGAAGATAATGCAAATGGA